GACTCCGACGCCTTGATCAGCTGTCCGCTGATGTTGAAGGCACCGTAGTGGAAACGGAGGGGTTCAGAAATGTACTGGTAGCCCTGGTTACCCGGAGCAGGAAGCGAACCGCCCTGGGGTCGTGAACCGACACCCTGGTTTCGGCTGGTGCGGAGCGGGATGCGGAACTCGTTACCGACGAAGTCGATCCCGGTTGCATCCGCCTCGATGCCCTTGAAGTCCATGGACCCCTGAGGCATCGGTTGATCTTCTGTACCGTTGCGAGTACGAAGACCGAACAGGAGAATCTTGTTCGAGTTCAGCTGGTCACGAATCGGCCCAATGAACTGCGTCTTCATCGCAGCGGAGAAGGTTGTGGTATCCGCTATTGCGGCATCACCCTTTCTTATCCGACTGAGTTGGAAAGCTGCTTTTGATCCTGGAGGTATCCATGGATCGCATCTTTCAAGGAGGAGTGCTGAGGTGCTTCAGCGGGCGCGACGCCAGCGGCCTGGCCGAGCGTGGGGCTCGGGGGCGCAGCGGTTTCATGAGCAAGACCGTGGTAGTCAGTCCTGTACATCTCCAGAGCCAGGTTCGGATCACCCTGTGACAGCACGAGTGCGTGCGTGTACAGCTTGGGGTTGAACCCTGGGATCTGTTTTGCCAGGTCAGCAAGGTGCGCCTCGTAGGCTACCTCTTGCTGTTGCTCGATCTGCTGCTGCATCTGCTGGTCGATCCACTGCGCACGCGGGTCGATCTGCTCCGGCTCAGCTGGCGGCTGGTTCTCCGCCGCCTGTGCCGCTGCTTGGATCGCCTGCTGCGCTGCCGGGTCGTTCCCAGCTGCTTGCTGAAGCGCAAATACTGCTTGTGGGTCCAGCTCAAAGAGCTGCATGAGCTGTTGAATCGTGCCAGCCGGGTCTGTGTTCAACCCTTGCATGAGGTTCGCGGCAGCTTCGTACGCCCCCGTCGGGGTGTCAAACTGCGATGCGACCTCCTGTGGGATGAGCCCCTGAATCTGAGCAACCTGCTGCTCAAGTTGAGTCATACGCGGCTGTTGTTTGGTACGCATGTACTCGGAGAAGCGTGGGTCAGTCAGACCCATCTCTTCGAGTTCCTTGTCCCACGGCGCAGCACCTCGTTGTCCTTGGCCTTCCGGCTGTGACGAAGGTTCGCTTGAGGTCTCGGTGGCTCCGCTTTCTGCGGGGGCACCTTCGCCGCCGCCACCCCCGCCAGTGTCAGCGTCGGGTGCTAAGAGGATTCGGTACCACTGTTCCATCGTGCCGTTCATGTAATGTCCTTATTGTCCTGGCCGCATCATCGCGGCGTGGAGTCCGGCGGCCGGTCCCTGGAGGGGACTACCACCCATTGGAGGCCCAGGTGGGCCGGGCGGCGGCCCTTCCATACCCGGCGGCGGTCCGCTAAGAACGCCTCCCGGGGGCAGGCCGCCAGGTCCGGCAGCTGCGCCAGCGGCGGCAGCCCCAGGACCATGCTCGAAGTACCGAGCAATTTCGCCAACAAGCGACATGAGCTTTTGGATGGCCTCGCACATCGGGCCGTCGGGCTCGATCTGGTGGCACTCATGGTACAGCTTCGCCAGCTCTTGCTGGACGACTGTGGCCTGCTTGGCAAGAATCGGAGAGTGAGGGTTCGCGCCAGGTCCACCGGGACCCGTGGGGTCGCCGGGGCCAGGCCCAGCAGCGTGAAGGTTAGTTCCCATTCAGTTCCTTACGGACCAGGAGGTCCAGGTGGAGGGCCAGAAGGCGGCGGCCCAGGCGGGCCAGAAGGGGGGCCGCCCGGGGGCGGCGGTCCGCCAGGGGCGGGTGGTGCCGCGCCGGGCGGTGGGGTCATACCGATGGACTCTGCCCAGGTCTTGGGGTCTATAGGCGGCGGCATCAGTGGTTCTACTGTAGCAGCTCCCTGATTGGCTATAGCCTGCTTATTGCCCTGACGGTGCTGGTTGTACACATCCCAGCATTCATGTTCATAATCATGGTAGTCGAAGATCGTCGCAATCTCGGGGTTCTGTGCGACCAGCGCGGCGTACTCAACGGTCTTGCGGAACTTGTCATGTTCTTCGCGGTGCGCCCCGTGGTTGTCCGCGATGTTCGGACGCGGCGGGTTCTGCGGCGCGGTCTTCATGATCATGTTCTCGCGGTACGCCTTCTTTCTATCCACCACAGTAGGATCGACATCAGGTTCCTCGGGAGTTAGGCCAATCAGGTTGAGAGCAGTCGGCCCGTCGATGATCTTGTACTGGAAGAGGTTGAGCACACGGTCCCACTTACCGGCAGTGGTCGCGGGCAGCGCCGTCGTGGCCTTGCACTGGATGCGCATCTCCAGCTTCATGCGGTCCCGCTTCATCTCCATGACCTCGATAAGGCCCTGCTTGTCATACATAGAAACCATCTTCTGCTCATCGCCGTACTGACACCAGAGCGCCATAGTCATCCAGAAGCCGTCAGCGATTGCCTCGTTCATGCTCTCGGTGGTGTCCTTCATCACCGAGTCGTCAGTCTCCTGGAGCAGCTGAACTGCCTGCGCGGACTCAACACGCCCGGGCACCCCAGCGTTGGAGACTTCATGCTGTCCCGCGAGGTCTTCCATCATGGACGCGATGCGGTCGCCCTCGCCGTGCACCCACTCGGGGATCGTGTTCGGGGAGATCAGGGTGGGTGACCACTGGGGATTTCCGCCCGCCTTAGCTACCAGGATCTGGCGAGGTTCTGCGTTCGGCATGACCTCCAGCTCACCGCCGGAGGGCAAGAAGTACTTGCCCTGGGACATGTTGCGGTTCTCGATCAGCTGTGCCTCACACCGGTTCAGCTCTTGCTGCAACGGGCGGATCACGTCCATCACAGACGAGTACCACTTCGAGTTCGCCCGCTCGATGTGGCCTATGTGTGTGAATGGCATACGTCCGTGGGCATACGGGAACTTCTCTCTGAAGATAATCCCTTGCTCAGTGAAAACGATGTGCGCGCCGTCTGGGTCTTCACCCTGGATCGGCGGCTGCCAGTATTCATTGATGATGCAGCCCGAGAGGTTTGCGACGCCGTCGCCCATGGACACGAACAACCGCGCCTCCAGCGGACTCACCGAATCGCTGTCGCCCTTTGTGATCATGCTAAGATCAGCACCCTTGACATTCTTGAACAGCTTCTTGGCCCGCCCCACCGACATAAACTGCTGGTGGATGCCCCACTCAAGATCCTGCATGTTGTGGGCGTACGGATCAGGGAACCAGTCGAACGGCGGGATAATCGCAATCGCGCACTCAGCAGCGTTCGGGTCCCAGAACCACTTCAGCATCACGTTGCCGGTTGCAATCGCCCAGTACGTGGCAGTGCGCAGCCGGCGGTTGAACTTCCACTGGTCCGAGAGGTACTTGAAGTAGGCGTTCGCCACCCGCGCGTCCATCTGGTCCGTCTGGTCCACGCCGCGGGGAAGCGCCTCAGCCTCCGGCACAACCTTCAGCATCTTGGCGCGCTCGGTACGCGCGACCTTGAACATCTCGTTGCGGATCGTGCGGGTCGCGCCCTCCGGCTGCGCGATCTGGATCAGGCGCTGATTGGTGACTGAGAACTCGACGAACTGCTCGCCATTCAGGTATGCGACGTTGAGGTACCAGTCGCGCTCAAACGGCCGCCTGCTCCTCTTGGACTTCTCCTTCCGGTCGATCAGCTCTTTGTGGTCGAGCACGACCGATTTGCCCGAGGCTTTCGCCTGGACACCCTTCGGAAGCTGTGGAGAGATCGGCAGCGCCATTTAGCTTACAGGTCGATCACTAGGCCAGCATCAGCCGCTTTGATTTTAAAATCGGCCCAAAACTGCAGTTTCGCCTGCAATTTCGCGATTTCGGCTTTTTGGTGCTTGATTTGGCCCCGCATCGACTTTTCGTCGTCAGAAAGCCGAACTCGCACCTCAGACGGCGTCAGACTGTAAAACTCGGCCACACCTTCGACCAGCGCCGTTTGGCCGAGGAAAAGCTGGTTCCAGTGCCAATTCGACGGCTCAAGCCCCCGGAACGTTACACCCGGCTCTGCCAGGTTCGTTACGCAACATGCGCCGTTGTTTGGGTCGGGATTTACTTCGTGTCGATCTGCGATGTCACCCATGGCTGAGATAGTACCACACTTCCTATTCGGGGCTAATGAAGCCCGATTTGGGGGGTTTCTTCTGCTGCTTCTTGATGATCGCCCACAGTTCGTCGTCCCACTTTTGTTTGTCGGTCCGAGTGTCGTCGATCACGGCCGGCGGTGCGTTTCCATAGAACAGTGTCGCCAAATACTGGTTTGCATCGACTGCGTGGTCATCCTTCTTGTGTGGGCGCTCCGGTCCGTCTGTCTCACGGTTGTGGCGTATCTTGGCCCATCTGTACTGCTCTGTCATTGTGATGGTGATCGGACAGTCGGTTGTGACCGCCCAGTCGCCGTTGTTGATCAACGCGGAGTGTGCAGCGATCCGTGTGCCGTAGTCCTTCGCCCCCATGACGAAATGGATGCCATAGTTGCTCATGATCGACTCAACGCTCTTCGCGTCGCTCGCCGAGCGGTGTTTGATGGCCGGATCGGCCGCGCGGTAACTTATGCGCTCGTGACGCGTGATCCCGCCCGCATCCGTGTAGGTTTCGCACGCGAGGATGGCTCGGGCCACCGCATCGGCGGGCATGGCCGCGGCCAGCTCCTTATCGCGCAGATTGAACGGATCGTAGCTCAACCACTCGCGATATTGAATCCATCGGGTCGTTCCGGGCGCTCTCGCCCACCAAACGGCAGCTGCTGGCGCTCTCAAGCCCCAATCGAAGCCCATCGCGCGTTCCCAGTCATCTGGCGGCGTGAAGCTCGGCACAACGTGCTTGAGAGGGTCGAATGCGTAGATTTGGCCCGAGAATGTATCAAACTCGCACAAGACGTAGCGTCGTATCCACAATTCCGGCATTGTCAGAAGAGATCGGAGGTATGCATTCGGCTCGCCGTCGATGTAGAAGGTCGGGTTGTCGAATGTCGTCGATCTGTAGTATCGACGGTGAACAGCGCCCGATAACTGTTCATCTGTGTTCCGATGGTTGACGAAGTACTCCCAGATCCAATCATGCCCGTCTGGGTTGCAGCATATCGCCATCTGCTGGCGGATCTGGCCCGGAGTCCACCGAATCCCGCGCTTCTTCGCCGGTGCCGTCGGATTCTGCTGCCTCAGACGCGATAAGAGGTCCAGATAGCACTGAACGGGCAGCTCAGTCGCCTCATCTATGTAGATCGCGGCGAGGTTGTACCCCATCAGCCGCTGCCAGTTGTCGAGACTCCGAAAATAGATGAGAGATCCGTTCGGGAGCCACATCTCGCGGATATGCCCGGCCTCTCGCCGGATTCCGTCGTTCGCGTCGATGATGTCGTACAGTGTCTTCGCGGATGTGCCGTCAAGCTCGTCCG